AGTTGCTGTAATACCTTGTATTGGAAAATTAGGTAAAGAAGTTGAATCGTATTCAGTTGCATAAGGTAAATCATAGACACCTGTATCAATATAACTTGTTCTAGCTAAGGAAGAAGTAGTCCAACAATTTTCTCCATAATTATAAGTTACACATCTATTAATTTGTTGTGAACCCGCTGCAGGGTAAAACCAATTAATTTCATTATACAATGTATTATGTTCTGCATAAACTAATTGATTTGAACTATAATTAATTCCTAGATTATCCCCAGTTGTGGTAAATACAAAATCTTCGACTAAACAAGGAATAGATTTTACAGTACCATCAAACATAAAAAATCCACCTTCACCTGACATCCAAAACACAATTCCATTAGAATAACTAAGCGCGTTTTGCCCAATCAATCCACAGTTAGTGCCAACTTGTCTAACACTAAATGTAAATGGTGGTCCAACATATTGAATGACATATGCAGATGAATCTGTTAATACTAATGTATAGTCTTTACCAGATACGGCTCCTACAATTTCATTACCTTTATCTAATCTAAAAGTTCCAGCAGTGTTAGTTGCTGTTGGTTGATAAGTATTAAAATCTTCTTGATTAGAAAATCGTATAAACATTGGATCTTGTGTAGTACTATCTCCAATTGTAGTTTCTGTTCCAAAATGAAATACATGTCTATCTCTATCAGACACTTGAGTTAATCTTGTTTTAGTAGGAGCACCAGACATAACGGTTGCTCTGTTTGCTCTAGGAGTTGCTACTCCTGCGTTCCATGTAAATGTTTTACCATTGTGAATAGTTGCAACAAGTATTTGACCAAAGTTATCTAGACTCCAGAGCCCTGGATCCAGAATCACGTCACTGGTTGCACTTGCAGTTCCCCATGTACCTGAACTCCATGTGTCTGTACCCCAACCTAAACCTGCGGTTTGAAATGTTGGACCAACTATTTCATATGGATCAATTTGTGCTGAACCAGTGCCGGATGTAGTTCCAGCTGAATTAGAAGGCATAATAATCTCAAATGTATTCGCAGTTTTATTTCTTACTTCAAAAGTATTTTCTGTGAAATCTGTTGTTGCATAACCGGATCCTGTTGGAACCGTAACAGATGAAAATGTTACATATCTTCCGTCTAATAATCCATGTGCTGTTTTATTTACCGTAACCGTTGGAGATCCAGATGTTGCATCAAAATCAGCTCCTGTAATACCATCATCTAAAGGACTGATATCAAAAAACTCACCTGCATAATATAAAAACAAACCTTGTGAAGTTCCTATTGCTACATATTTTTCACCATTTATAGCTGCAAAAGCATGTTGTGCTCTTGCTACACCAGGCAATGTATTATTAGAGTTAGTAAGTTGAGACCAACCACCTATTTTTTCAGGTAATCCGTATCTAAATCTAACAAAATCACCATCAACCCATTGAGACTCAGCTCCTGAATCTGTGACCATTTTGTTAAAACCAGGTTTAAAGTTAAGTTTTTGTAACATAGTTATCCAAATATTATAAAGGAGACAGCGGGTGGTATGTGGTGGTGTCCACTGCCTCCATTATAATATACTACCTTTTAAACCAAGATGGAAGACCTAAATGTGGTCTTTTATCAAACATATTTTCTTTAGACCCAGGTGTTTTACGATTGTTATAATGCAAGAAAACTTGCACACATTCTTTGCCTTTAAATTTATTTCTCCAGTGTTCTAATTCACAACCAGAATAAACTAACATATCTCCTGGTTTTAAATCTACTTTAATTCCTTTGTCTTTTGTTGGATGATATTTTTGTATACCATGTATACCATGATTTGGACCATATACATATCCAGATTTATAATTAGGGTTTATATATATTGGCCAAGGATCACCACCTAGATTCATGGTAGTTGATATTTCACAACTAAATCTATCTTTATGTCTTTTAAGTTCATCACCTTTTTTATATATTCTAGCATATGTATAAGAAGGATATAACTTTAATCCTGTTATGTCTTCCATTTTAGGAAGACATTTTAATAATAAAGTTTCCATAGCAATATCTGAATAACAAGAATAGGTGTTTGGTATTTGTTCGTCTTGTCCTTCATAATATCCAATTAAAGTTTCATATGGAGAAATATATTTTCTTTCTCTGCATGTGTCATAAACTTGTTTTTGCATACAAAAATAGTTTGCAACAAAAGCTGCTAGGTCTTTTGATATTGCTTGACGGATAACTGTATATTTTTTTTTCTTAAACATCTTTAGCCATTTCTTTTGGCACAGCTTGTATATTCCAATGTATAAATCTAAAAGGCTCTATACCAAAGTCTACACTAAACTCGTGTTCTAGAAATCCTGGAAATATAATTAATGTTCCAGGTTGTGGTTTAAAATGAATAAGCTCACTACCACCCCACACACCTTTTTGATCTTTCATTTTTAATTTAGTAGATCTTGCCCCTGTTCTTGGTTCGTGAAATACTGGATAAGATGTTTTATCACTACACTTTAAAAAGTAAAAACCTGATACATGTTGATTCCAATGTATATGTGCAGAATGATGTCCACCGCCTTTTTTAGCAAACTCTTGTACCCATAGCTCACTAAACATAATTGTGTATTGTGACATATCATAACCTTGATGATCTAAATACTCCCAAGATTTTTGACCGACATAGTTTCTAAAATCTAAAAAATCATTATCAGCAGTCAATGATGTTGAATGATAACTTCTTCCAAAATCACCATTTTCTTTTATATATTTTTTTGCTTCAGGAAAATTTTTAGCAGCTTTAATATATTTATTAGAAGATTTATTTAAAGATTTTAAAAAATCTATTTTTTCTTCTCTCCAAATAGTTGTGTTAAAATAATTATTTATAAACATATTATTTAAATGGATATCCAAGGTTCCACATTACCAATGAATATCTTACTCCTTTCGTTATTGGTTTAACTCTATGCCATACAAATGATGGAAATACAATAATAGATCCTTTAGGTAAAATCTCTTTTGCTTTTTTTAAATGTTTAGTTTCTTCCCTCATGTGTGGATCATAGTTTCTAAAATCAAATTCTAGTTCCCCGCCTTCATATTCAGATCCATCCGTTAACTGACAAGTCATTGAAAGTTTTCGAATTTTACCTTTGTCAGGTCCTTCTTTTTCATAAGGTTTATCCCAACCATCACAATGCCAATCATAATATTGGTTTAGTTTATATTTTGTAAATTGCATAGACTCTGATCTATCCCATTCAAAATTCCAACCCGCATCTTTATTGGCTTTATGAATATAGGGATGTAATTCTTTATATATCCATGTATCATTTAACCAAACTAAATCAGAGTTTCTCCTACGTTTCATGTCTTTAATTTCATTTTTAGTAAGTTTTCTGTCACCGTAACCTCCTGTTAAAGCCATTGATTCAGATTTAGATAAACCATATCTAATAATATCATCGCAAATTCTGGTTGGTACTGCAGCTTTAAAATACCAGTAGTAATTAGATATATTCATAAGTTATTGTTTGAACAAAGTTCAAAGAATCTTTCTGTGTATTTTTTATGTAATACATGTTTGTTGATGGAAACATAATAAACATATTGTCTTTAAGTTCTATATCACAACTTCTTCCTTTACGTCTGTTATCTTCAAAATGTATTCTGACCATACAATCTTTAACTTTAACACCATATAATAATGTAAAGTCTGGTGAATTACGTAAATCTACTGGATCAATATTTAATAATGGGATTGTAGTTTCGCCGGGTTTATAGATATTACCCCACGTTTTTTTGTTGACTAAATTAAAACCATGTTCGAGATTAACGTGATCTCGCATATATGTATTTAACATATCCCAATTTCGTGAAAACGGAAAATCTTTTTTTTGAATTTTTGATTGTAAAATGTCGCTTGATAATTTATCTCGATCAATATCCCAATCTTTAGGCATATTGACATCACCAAAATATAATGCTTGCTCTGTTAATACTTTCTTGTCCATACCACCACCAAATATATATTAAGCTAATCTATTTGTCAAATCCCAAGATTGTCCTTCTTCATTCCAAATATAATCCCAAGAATGTGTACCAGCTTCATTTTGTGAAGTTTGTTCTGCAGTTAATGCAGGAGCATCACCGATTGGTGAATCCCAACCAGCAGTTGTAGTATTTTTTACCCAAGATGCATGTGGTTTTTTAGGCCAGAAAATTTGATTATCTTCGTCCCACTCATAACCTATACCTGCGTAATTACCTCTTAAAGGTGTTCCGCCATCTTTATGTTGATTACTTGCTGTATTGTAAGATGTTTGAATCCACATTTGTGCAGGCCAATTATTATGTGTTTCTAAATATTGTTGACCTACTGTCTCGTCTTCAACACCATCAGCGTTTAACATATTAGCATTATCAAGTGTTAATACTTGAATAACTTTACTGTTAACTCCTAGTTTTGCAAAATGCGCCATAATATTCTCCTACTGAAATTTATATCTTATTACCACAATTCCTGATCCACCTGCTCCACCAGTTCCACCTCGACCAGCACCTCCACCGCCACCTCCACGGTTAGCTATTCCAGAAGTTCCAGGACTTCCATTATCTCCTCCATCACCTGCTCCGCATGATCCACTTGTTCCTGGTCCTGTACTATTTCCTCCACCACTTCCACCACCACCTGATCTTCCTAACGGTGATGCTGTAATACAAGAAGTTGCACCAGCACCCGATGCACCTATACCATTACTTGGTTGATACGGTTGTCCGGCTGCAGTTGCACCACCGCCTCCTCCATTGACGAAAGGAGAAGCAACTCTTCCATCACCACCAGGATTTCCTTGTGGTGGACTAACTGGGGGTGTATTTCCTGTCCCACCTAAATTAGCTGTACACCAACTTCCTCCACCACCTGAACCTCCAGGGTTTGCGGCTAGATTTGATGATCCAAAACCTCCACCTGCTGATGTAATTGTACTAAATACTGAATTTGAACCTTGGCTACCGGGACTAATGCCTGGACCACCAGCACCTCCACCTCCAACTGTTACTGGATAAGATGTAATTGAAACAGGTAATGCAGAAACACCTGTCCCTAAAGGAGAAGTTGTATAACAACCCGAAGCAGCTCCAGAAGATTCTCTATAACCACCAGCACCACCACCAGAAGCACCTGCGTTACCCCAACTTGTTGCACCGCCGCCTCCACCTCCGCCTGCTGAAACCAAATAATCTACAGTAGAAGGGCCACCTGTAGCATTACCTAATGAGCTTACACAAAATGTCCCTGGACTTGTAAAAGTATGAATTTTATAATCTCCACAACAAGTTATTGTTCCACCAGTTGCTGCAATAAATGATGGGACTAATCCAATACCGTCAGTGCCAGAATCTGCAGCAATCCAACCTTGTGTTGCATCAACATATATTAATAAAAAACTTTGAAAATTTGTAGAAACAACTTTATTTGCACCATTACCATCTAAATTAGATCCATTTCTACCAATCGTTAAATTGTTTGTTGCAAAAGTCCCTGCGTAATCTTTTAAAGCTACTTGATCTCCTGCTGAAGGAGAAGAAGGTAAAGTAACTGTAATAGCTCCTGATGTAGTGTTTACAAAATATCCATTACCAGCAACTGCTGTAAAATTTGCTGTTTTAGCTGTAGTGTCCCAACTTAATATATCAAGGTTTTGAAATTGACCTTGATCGATCATGGTTGTTCCGCATGAAATAACACCCATTATAAATCTCCTTCTATCTTAGATAAATTAATTTTAAATTTTTCTCCAGATATATTATTTAACATAAATATATCATCTTTTCCCTCTTGTAAAGTCCAATTTCCTCTGGTTCCATCTACAACATTTCCTTGTTTTTTAGCTTGGTTTGATAAATGTAAATCTCCAGTATATAAATTCTGCCAAACAGCAACTGTAGTGCCTAAATCATAAGTATCATTTGCTCCAGGAATAATATGTCCTGTAGCAGTAATAGCACCAGAAGATATATCACCTAAGTCAGCTGTGATATCTACAATGTTAGTTCCGTCTGAATATAAAATTTTATATCCTTTATCTGTAGTAGACCAAGTAGCTCCTGTTCCACTAGTTGTTTTAAATGTAACTGTAAAAGCACCAGATGTTGCATTTTCAACTAAATAAGTTTTTTCTATTGAATCTGGAATAACTACATTTACATTAGTAGTAATGGTTCCAGTTAATCTTAAAACTTGATTTTTACCATTTGATAAAACACCATTTGAAAAAGTTAGAGTTGCACCAGTAGTTGCATTTAATCCTACCGCATCATAACCACCAATCGCTTGTTCAAGAATTAGTAAATTAGTATTGGTAATCTGTCCCCAAGTTCCTGAATTTTCTCCAGTTGCTTGTACCGTTAATTTTAAATTAGCTGATGTTGAATTTGCCATATTTTAGATTCCTTAAATTATACCATAATATTGTATTTATGCAGCAGTGTCAACTTCTGTCCAATCTGATATTGTAGGAGGTGTAGTTGTTGTATTTACTTTCGTCCAAACTACTGTTTTAATGGTTCCTGTAGCTATTGTCATAGCGATTCCAGTTACTTCTGCACTTGCATCATCTGCTGTTGCTTGACCTTCTTGCATGGTCATTTCTTCACCAGTTACGTCTACATCAACATTTACTATCAATGCAGCAGTGCCAAGATTTGCTGTGAAACCTATTCCAGTTACAGAAACGTTTGCATCTCCAGTTGCAGTTGGAGCATTTTCTTGCATAGTCAATTCTTGACCAGTGACGGATACATCTGCATTAGCGACTACATTAAGATTACCTTCTGCAATACTTAATAGTTCTCCAGTTAAAGATACTTGACCTGTTCCAGTTGCAGCTAACGTTCCTGCATCCATAGTCATTTCTTGACCGGTTACATCTATGTCAGCTCCTGCAGTAACTGTTCCAAGTCCTAGTGCTGCAGACATTCCAATACCAGTAACAGACGCGTCAGGAGAAGGATCCACTATTCCTTCAGCTATTGATAACGATTCTCCTGTTACATCCGTATTAGCATCTGCTGTTACAGTTAAACTTCCTATTCCTGCTGTTAATAATTCACCTGTTACATCTATATTAGCACCTGCAGTAACTGTTCCAAGTCCTAATGCTGCAGACATTCCAATTCCAGTAACAGACGCGTCAGGAGAAGGATCTACTGTTCCTTCTTCTGCAGTCATTGCTTCACCGGTAACTGAAGCAAATGTATTTGCGTCTAAAGTTAAAGTTCCTTCTGTTGCAGTTAATAACTCTCCAGTAAGTGAAACATTAC